CCAGACAAAAACCAAGATTCTTGGGTAAAAGACGAGTGTTCTAAAAAATTATTTGGGTGCAAATTAAGGTTTGCTAATGATGATTTTGGTGGGGTAAATAACAACAAAAATCTACCATACGGTGGATTTCCAGGAACAGAGAAATATTCTTACTAATGAGCATAAAAAGAAAAATAGAAGTAGAATGCGAAAAAGACACAACACAAGAACGTTGTGGGTTTATAATTTATAATGATGGGGAACTGGACTTAGTCATGTGCGAAAACCGTGCGGAAGATAAAAAAAATCAATTCTATATCCCAGCAAAAGAGTTTCTATATATGAAAAACAAATCAGATATAGTCGCTATATATCATTCCCATAACAATGGGACAGAAAAGCCTTCTCCTTTTGATTTGAAATCTTCAGATATCACCTGTTATCCATTTTTGATTTATTGCACAACCAATAACAAATTTAGCATATCTGTGCCAGAGTTTTCTGACGCAGATGAAGAACAGTTAGATATGTTAAAAAAGGAGGTGTTATGACAGAAATAAAATTACACGGGTTAGTCGCTAAAAAATTTAAACCCGTACACAAGATAGCGAACATAAAAAAACCAACGGATGCTATTTTGGCTGTTGATGCTAATTATGATGGTTTTAAAAATTTCTTTTTAAAAGAGGCCGAAAGAAACAATTTCTATCAGATTGTAGTGAACGGGGATTTGGTTGAAAACGCAAACCAAGCTTTAGAAAAAAAAGAAATAAAAACAATTGATATTGTCCCTTACATCGGTGGGTCTACCCCCTTTATCGTGCCTTTTCTGGTCACTATGGCTATAGGCTTGGTTATGGCTGGAATACAATACTTAATGACCCCGATACCAGAAAACGAACCAAAAGCCGCTGTGGCTCAAGTGGGGGGTAAGTCTTTTTGGTTCTCTTCCAAGGGAAACTCTTCGTCTCAATTTGGCTCTGTCCCAGTAGGGTACGGAGAATTGAGAGTGGGGTCGAAAACGATAGAAACTGAAATTGAAGCCATTGATAGAAACGCAGAAAACTCAAATCCAAACGGGTTGAAATCGACAGAAGGTTCAAGATATTAATAATGAAAACAAAAATAAAACTTTACGGTAAATTAAAAAAAATATATGGGGAATCTTTTGAATTTGCCAATATTAAAACACCTATGGATGTGGTCAAAGCAATGAATACATTATTTCCAGGTTTTAGAGATTATGTTGTCAGCGAAGCTAAAGCTGGCGGGCATTATGAAATAATAGTAGATGGCGAATCAAAAAATGCACTTGAATTAAACCAAAAATCTCCCAAAATACAAGAAGTACAAATAACTCCCTGTTTGATTGGTAATGGTGTTGTAGCTATAACAATAGCTATAGGTGTTGTGGCAATTGGTGTCGGCATCGCGATAGGCGCGACTACCGCTCTGGGTGCATTTTTTATCGCTTTGGGCGTGGGTTTAATTATTGCTGGTATTATGTATCTTTTGACGCCTATACCAGAAAACGAACCCCAAGAGCAGAACATAAAAGCTTCAATAAAAAATTCATCATTTCTTTTTCAAAACCCAAAAAATGTATCAACACAGGGTAGAGCTATACCAATTATTTATGGGAGATTAAAAGTTGGATCTTATGTTGTGGGTACGTCTGTGGTAAATTACCCACTACATCTTGATTTGCAGCTACAAAGACGGTTTATAGCTAATAGAGCGAATGCGTTATTGAAAATTCAAGAGTCTTTTGGATCATCTTTTTCTGAGTTATATAAAATATAATAATGAAAGATTATATATTAAAAAAATACAAAAGATATAACGAATTTTCTGTATTTGGCGCTGGCGACGAATTAAAAGATTATTATAGGGATCTACAGGCAAACGCTGATAGAATAGTGGGTGCATTTACAAGACTGACCCCGCCGTATGCTTCTCAATTAAAACTTTCAACAGCTAATTTAAATGCTATTGATTTAGTGTCTGAAGGGCCAATTGAGGGTTTTGTAAATTCAAAAGGTTTATCTTGTAATATTTTAGAGGCCACATATCTAGATAATACTGTTGTGGCTGAACCACAATTATCAAAAACAACCACCAATAATTTAACCCTTAGTCTTTTGCAAGGGATCGTCTATGATTTTAAACCTTTTGTAAAACAGAGGTTAGAGAACTATATGATAGAGCTACAGAATCGTTTTATTCACAAAGAAGAGCCTTGGTATCAATGGTTAGCTCAATCGGGTGGGTATGGACCAAAAAATAATGTAGTTCCGTATGGTCGTTATGCTGGCATAGTTCCAGCATTAAACGGTACAATAAATTATATCCTTAATTGCTATGATGTCGGTACTCGAAATGGCTATTATTCTGGTGGTTATCAGAATTTTGCGTTGCTGGCTAATGTTGGAATGCGTTGGAATAGCGCTGCGACGAATATTGAATTTACGAATGGTACCCAACCTGCTGCGGACTGCGACCTCTCCGTACAAAAGTGTGGACACGGTTACAGGAAAAGCCCGTACTCTGGTAGAAAGGTTTACCATCCCGATGAAGTATACCCAGCAAGGACGATGTCGGTCCCTTCGACTTATGCGTTCCAGTTTGACCCTAGATATCCAATAGTATATAAAGGGTCTTATTCTAGAGGAAACGGGATTACGCAAAAGGGAAGAGTAAACCGCCCTTTTAGTAGTAGAGCGTATTTCGCTTTCGCGTCGACACCCACATCATTAGGAGCCGATCCAGTGACAAGCAGTAATAGTAGAAGTTGGTATCGCTGGGTATCCACTGCTTTGAGACTAGTGAATAGTAGGCCAACTGTATGGACCTTTCCAAACGGCCACCCAGTTCACTATAGAAATTTTTATACCGAAAGCTGTTATCCAGAAGGTTTAAAAGAACCAATTATAAACAATATCGCAAAAAAAATAAATGAAATGGGGGAGGGTTGTTGGAAGCCTCATAAATTTTATAATTCGGACCCATCAATAATTGACCCTCCAGTGGTTATGGCTGATGTGTGGCCAAATACTCTTTATAACAACTGGTTGCAACCAGGTTCCTCAACCCACGTAGCTTTGGGTAAAACTCAGATAGATGGTTTATGGGCAGACACGTTTACTGTAACCACAAATAACGCAACAGCTATCAATATAATGAAACAAGACGGTGGAGACGCGAACGCTGCATTAAATCGCGCATTTAATTCTGGCACAAGATACAGGTTTACTGGGAAAATATACATACCATCTGACCAGGCAATAGATGTGGTTCGGTTGCGGTTTCCGCAATCTTACTCCAACACAGCCGAAGAAAAAAGATGGGTCGATATATCTGGGGGGACAGCAGAATATCCATTTAACCAGTGGAATAATTTTGACATTACGTTGCATCAGTCGGTGAATCAAAAGGGACTTTTTATGATTCAAGCATTTAGCGGGACGACTAATAACCCAGCCAACGCAAGCGGCGCATACTGGGCTTTGAATAATCTAACTGCTCTTGAAGAAACAAAGGGCGTAGAAGACGTCACCCCAAATACTGGAAGTTTTGCGTATATGACTTTCGACGCTCAGGACTTTTTTGGCACAACAAATTTTAATAAAAACTACGAACTAACATACTCTGTTGGTGGTGGTAGGCTCGAACTCAATGACCCAAATGGGTTACAATACTCTTACCCAGAGGTAACGGGTTTTGATTTATCGCAAAAAAGTTTCAAAGAATCTATAGTTTGGAAGAACCCTATTGCATCGTCAGCGTGTAGCAATAGGGTTCGCAATGCTTATAAATATCCCACTGTTACAGGAGCGGCTGCGGTTAATTATGGAATTTCTTTAGAAGAGTCTGAATCAAATAAATTCAAGGGTGCTTTTTTATATCCAGTGTATCTCGGGGAAGATTTCGTACCACTAAGGATAAATGGGGAAGTTGATACTGGGAAGATGTTAGTCTCCACGTCAGATTCTGCGGCAATTAGTGGGGCGAAAGTTGCTAGTGGAATTTCTAACAATTATGATGTTTTTGGTGTATCTGCATCAACAATTTCATATCTCCACGTAGCTAATCCGCATATTAAAGTGCCAGATATAGAGGTATTAAATAAACCGATATCACTGAGATTGGTTGAAAAGGAGCCGACTCTTTTTAATTTTACAAATTTCGATGCAGAATTTAATTTGGGTGAAGAGGATCAACCACCACTAAATAAAGAAAGCATCTCGTCAATTGATTACAATAAACCTTTATATGGGCCAAATAATCCAAATCAACCTTTCGACGACACCATATATACGGGCGTTAGTGATGCAGATGAATCTCCAACTCTAATACAAGGTGGGGCGGCCTATGGCGCTCTTGCGGGTAATTCTAGCGCGGATGTTGAGTCAGATGGATCGCAAGATTTCCAGTCCGATTGGATGGTGAACTTACCTTTAGACAGAGACGGTATTGATATAACCCACAGAGTCGGAAGAAAAGATGTAGATTCTGTCATAATAACATTTGTTATAGAGCAGTTATACCAAGAAATACTTTCAGAGCAAGACCCTTTGGGGGCTTCTATAAAATCGAACCCATTGACGATAAACTTTTCTGTATTTTGTGGTTTTGATGGAGTACCAGAATATGAAGAAGAAGAAACAAAAATAAGCTACTATGGCATGGTTTCATCTTTTTATGCGGTAGATACAGAACAAATTGTTTTACCTTCGTACGACGAGATAAAGAGTATTTTTCCAAATGAAGACACGCGCAGTTTATCTGAGAGATTCCCGAGAACGGTAAGAATTGTTAAAAACGATTATGAAACAAGCTCAACTAGAATGGGTAGGTCGGCTAGGCTATTCCAAGTTAAAGAAATTATTAGAGAGGCTTTTTCATACCCATTTTCAGCTGTTATAAAAACAAAAATAGACGCCAGAACTTTTACAGATCCGCCCAATAAACAATTCAACCTTAGGCTTAAAAAAGTTAAAATACCTTCTAATTATTTCCCATTAGATTTGAGGGGCAAAGATAAAAGGTTTGTTGAAAATGCCGAAGACTTAGGAACAAGGGTTATTTATGATGGAGACTGGGACGGAACATTTAAAATTGGATGGACTGATAATCCCGCTTGGATTCTCTACGATCTTCTAACTAGCCAAAGATACGGAATAGGTAATACTATAGATAATTTAGAAGATATTAATATATTTAATTTATACAAAATAGGTAGATATTGCGATGCGGTTGACGGAAATGGTAATTTCGTTGGACTCTCTAATGGTTTGTTGGGGTTAGAGCCTCGATATTCTTGCAATATTATGCTTGATGTATCGGCTAACGCATTTGAGTCAATTAAAGATATAAGCTCTGTATTTAATGGTATGGCGTTCTGGGCAAATGGGGCCTTAGATTTTTTTACAGATCAACCTAAAGAACCCATGATGTTTTTTAGTAATGGAAATGTTTTTGACGGTATGTTTAATTATCAATCGACCAATAAATCTTCCCTTTTCAATGTCGCCGATGTCGCTTATGCAGATAAGAGGGATAACTTTGCTGTTAAAACAGAAAGCGTAATTGATGAAGAGGGTATGAGGAAAAACGGCCTACAAAGGAGGGTGGTGACCGCGAAGGGGGCGACAAGTAGGTCTCAAGCAAGAAGATTAGGCAAATACATCTTATATTCAAATAAGTTAGAAAGAGAAATAGTGAATTTTAAGACATCGGCTGAAGCTTTAATGGTTTCTATTGGTGATATTATTGAGATACAAGATGAATTGAAGAATTTTAATATAAGTTATGCAAAAGCTATAGAAATTGGGACAAACTACATTACTTTAGAAAATGGGCCAAGCGCAAGTTCAATACTTAATAATAATAGCGGTATTTCTGTTATTGTTCCAACTGGACAGGACACATTAAATGAACTGCATGATTATACTTTAAGTGGTGGTCTTATAGGAGAACAAGAGTTGCATGAATTTTATACACCTCAAGTAAAAAAATTAAAAATAACTGGGGTTTTAGACTTAGATGATAAGATCAAAATACAAATAGAAGACCCTTCTGGCTATCTCCCGTATGTGCAAACTGGATCTTTTGTTAATCTCGATTTAGAGAATAGAAATATAAAACAATACAGAGTATTAACACTAACACCAGAGCAAGACAATCTTTATTCAATTTCTGCGACAGAACATAATAAAGAAAAATTTGATTTAATAGAAGCAGAAGATAATTTTGCTTTGGATGAGGTTGAACCGTTTAACATTGGAATTTTAGATAATGAAATTAAAACATTAACCGAGCCAGAGGGTTTTTCTACTTCTATAATTAATACCACATATAATACACAAAAAATAAACTTCACAGTGTCTGGAAACTTAACAGGTAACGAAAATGCATACGAAGTTACTTTAATTCACCCAAACGGTAAGATAGACAATAAAAAAATAGCCAAACAATCACATGTAGAATTGGGTTATTTTAAAACAACTGGAACGTTCCACGATGTGATTACTTATGGTAATCATATATTTGAAGCAAAATCAATAAACAGACATGATTAGACATACAGTAATGATTTTACCCCCCGTTAAAAGGGATATACAGATTTCGACGATATTATCTAATGACTCAGTTGTGTCAGAATTTAATAGAGTTAAAAGGTTTGCCAAAATTAAAAATAACTCAGGGAAACTATACATCAAATTTTTCATAATGGATATGAAAACGATGCATAATGTTGGCATTGATTACCCTAATTTATATCTAGATAGTCATTTGTATGACGAATCAACTAAAGATTATACAAGAAAACATTTAAAATTTAAAAAAGACAGCGTTATTATAAACACAAAGTTGTTTAAGACTAAAAAAATAAAATTTAGGGTATCATTAATAGACCGAGGTAAAGTAATTGACCAATGTTTTATCGATATAGTGTAATATAACTAGGATGAGGGATTATAAAAAATATTTAAAGGATAAGTTAAGCCAATCAAAAGCAGTAACAGGTTCAGCTACCTTAAACCCGCCTGCTGGGGGTCAGTTAGGGTTACAATCTTCAGCCTCTATGGCTGTTTTAGATTTGGTTTCTGAGGGGCCTATTTATGGTTTAGTTGACGGCAACGGCAAGAAAACGAACAATATGAGTGTATTGGAGTCTTTGTATTTGAACGATACCGCTGTTTTGGGTAAGAGTGTAAGTGAGGCGCAGATAAGAAATTTAAATTACAGCGGAATACAATCAGTCAATAGACTTACTTCTCAAAATATAGAAACAGCTTTTAACACTATATCTGGTGAGCTGAGCGCTCACGCGTCGCTCAACTTGAACAACCCAAGCTTTGCTGAGACCAAAATAAATCAATTAAAGCAGGAAAAAGAAGCACTTAAAGAATTTATAGACGAGAACCCTTCATTACAAAGATTTGGGTTTGCTCAATTTAAATTGTCTGGAATTTTCCCAACTGGAGACGAAATATATTCAAGGGTACAAGGTACTCAGTTTGAAGTTAACCCTGAGGGTATTGAAGACGATATAACGAGTTTCGTCATAACTTGGTCCAATCCAATAGGAGGCACGATTACAACCACTGCGACCTACGCGGGGACCGATACCCTTGGATCGAAAGATTGGTCGGTGCCTGCTAATGGGGTAACTTATACACTGAAAAAATTCTCAGGACAGGCTACTAATACATATCTTTGGGGTTTTGGAGATCTTTATAGCTTTGGAAATGGTGTCATGGGTCCAGAAGCTAACAGTTTAGATAACGCAATTCCTGGAGCAACCGCTTCATCTTCAGACTATCCTTGGCAACACGACAGAATGAACTCTACTTGGTGGCAATACAATAATGGAATAGTCGAGCCACACGAGTGGAATGTAACGTTCACCAATTTTAAACGAAACTTCACCGATACTTATAATGCGACCACTTTTGATTTGAATGTCTATAATGGAGCAAACCTTTCTAAAAGAACCATAAAAAACGAAGAAAACGAAAGTATTGAAATACCAGGTTCTTTTGTCTATGGTTATCAATCATTTAATACCTCTATATATGATTACACTACAGCCCCAAATGCTCTTCAGGTGGATCAAGCTGGCAAAGTCGGATTGAAATATTTGATAGATGGGTTTGCTGGCGGAGGAATGTTTTTTTTCGAGATGGGTGATGCGCCGAGTTCGGTAGCTTCGCGTTTTTTTGTAGACAAAACCGACACCAATTTAACTGGCAAATTACAAAGCGGTAAAACTTATGGTTATGATGTTTTTGTTTATGACAGTACGGGGATTTCATTAGAAAAAGCATCCCCAAACCAGTCCAACCCAAGTGCTGGAGAGGTAAACGGGAAAAACATTGGAGTAGGTTACATTAGTGATTCGGATTTTAAATATAATTATGGTAATATAGATTTTGAATTTAGAAACGGTCACGAGTTCCAGTCGGTTATGGACGGGCATTCTGAAGGTACTCTAGATTTTTTTGTAAGAAAAAAATTATATGGACCCTTGCAGTATGGTGGTACTGCAGCGTCTGAAGACGGATATTCAGACCCAAGAGGGGGTGGAGACTTCTCTGATTGGATGATTAATCCGCCGCTAGAGTCGGACTCTTATCCATACACCCACACAATAAAAAGAAACGAAGTAAAGAAATGTTACCCCACAATAGCTATTGAGGCGCTGAGTGATGTGATTTCCGATGGAGCCGACGCTGGTGTCCAAAGAGCGGAAACGCTTTCGTTAGCGCTGGTTTATGGTTTCGAGGGCGGGGTAACTGGAAGTGTTGGGGAGCTTTTATCTGGAGGTAATTCTCTTCAAGAGATAGCTTTAGGTTTGTATGAAACTACTCAAAATATTCAGTATAATGGGATAGTAGTATCAAACTATCTTGATACGTATTCTGGGATTGGTGATTTGCCAAAAAATAAAATTTTAAAAGATTTAAAAGTGAATAACACCGATGTTCCTGGATTAACCTCATCGCTAATGACTCAATTTGGTTATAATTCCCAAGACTATATATTTCCTGGGGAAGATTGGAAAGTGCCGAATAGATTTTTAAGAGTAGAAAAGTTGAGTTATGAAACAGATTCCACTCTAATTAACAGAGACTGCTCTCTCAGTTATGTAACAGAAACAATTGGAGACAAATTCAATTACCCACTTGTCGCTTTAGCGGGTACAATATTTGATGCTAGAAATTTCGCAGCCCAGCCAGAAAGAGACTACGAAGTAAGGGGGAAGTTGATCGCAATTCCATCTAATTATGAACCGTTAAACGAAAATGGATCTGACAAAAGATTTGTAACGAATTCTAATCAATATGGTTTAAGAGATGTGGTGAAATTTGGCGCAAATAGTAGAGCAAGTATTCTTGATGCAATTTCTATAGGAACTGACAATTTTGAAATTTCTTTTAAATTTAAATGTGACACATTAATAACCAATGGTTATGGAAATTACATTTTCGAAATTGGCCCTTCTACAAGCGATGACTACCTGACATTTTTTCAACTCAATGGTCAAAATGGTTTTAGTGGTTTTGTACTTGCAGGCAATTCTCCTGGAATAACAAATGATATTTGGATTCCTTTTACTTATACAGAAATCGGAGCTACTGCTGCTAAAATTTTCGAAGTTTCTATTAAGTGTGTAGATAAAAAATACACTATGGATATAATGGTTAACGGTGTATTAAAAGGATCTAAATCAAGTTCTTACAATAATGCTCGGCGCAGTTTTACTTGGGATGATTTTAGAATATGCGCTTATAATTCAGTAACTAGTGTAGAGATAGCTGATTTTAAGATCAAAAAGAATAACCAATTATTGCATTTTTTTGATGGCACAGTTATAGACACGACAAGAAGCGGCCCATGTTTAAAAGATAAATTTGGAGGATCAC